AATATTCTTCTCTAATACTTCCTGGTAATCCTTTGAAGCTGCATCTTGGTTCAGCAATACATCATTCAGGTATATTTCAAATACATTTGGTTTAATACCACGAATAACTTTATATCGTTTCTGGCCAATGTTAAATTCAACTTCTACCACGGCATCTCTACCATTAATAGAATTTAATAATTGGGGCTTATTTATCTTACGAAACGGTTTACCAAATAAACCAAAACACAAAGCATCCAGAATAGTGGACTTACCTGCACCATTCTGTCCAATAATCAATGTGTTGGTGGACTTAGTAAAATTAATTTCTGTAAATGCCGCACCAGTGGAAAGAAAATTCTTCCATCTAATCTTTTGAAATAATATCATGCTTGTTCAGTATTCAATGCCTCTACGTAGAGTTCTTTCAATAATGTTTTCAGTTTGTCGTTGTTGATGCCATCATCTTTAATTGTTTCCACATACTTGTTTAATGTAGTTAAAGTATCTTCAGCTTGGTCTAACATATCATCATCAAGTCCTTCTGTAAGGTCCGTGAAATCTTCGGCGATAGTAACATCTACTGGATTGACATTATAAAGGTTACTCATCAATTTGTCAAACAAATATGGGTTGGTCTTATTAATTACTACCACCTTAACATACTTGCCAGTGTACTGTGCCAAATCTATATTGTTGATTTCTGTAATGGTATCTTTCTTGTCATCGTAGGTAATCCGATGGAACATTTTATTTGTATTCTTTATGAATTCAAGTGTACGCCCATCCATATCAAATATATGAAAACCCCTATCGTCATTATAATCTTGCCAAGTAAGTTCATATGGGTTTCCCAAATAGAATATACCATCAGCGTTGGACCTATGATGATAATGGCCAGAAAAAGTATATTCAAACTTTCTGAATAGAGCACGGTCTAATCCTTCATGTGATGGCATACCACGATACATGGCAAATCCAGCAACTTCCAAGTGACCCATACAAATTGTGGCTGATGTATTTTTAATTTCTGCAATAGAGTTATTATAGTTCTCAGCACATATCCAAGGTATCATACAAACATCATATGATGTATCTTCGTATTTTAAATGTATAGTTTGTGGTGAATCAATTACATTGATGTTGTCATATTGTTTCAATAACAAATCAATCGAATTTACATCGTTGGTATTTTTAAAGTAGGTATCATGATTACCAGCCAACATATGAACTTCAACACCCATGTCATACAACCTGTCAAAGAACATTTGTTTGGCACGTTTTAAGGTGAAAAAGTTTACATACTTCCTTCTATCAAAAGTATCGCCAAGAATAAGCACAGTGCGAATTCCGGCAGCATGTAAATTAGGAAAGAATATCTCATCATAAAATTTTTCATAGAAATCCAAGAAGTGTGTGGAATCATTACGAGCTCCGAAATGTTGGTCGGTAATTATTGCTACTTTCATTTTGCCTTTTCAATATCTAAAACACGTTGACGTAATTCAGTAGTACTAAAACTATGTTGCCTACTATTGAAATATACAGATATTGGTAAATTAAAACCAGTAAATTGTTTATCTCTATATTCCTCACCAACGATTCTAACATCAATTGGATAAGAAGTCAATATGTCCATCAATTCTTTTTCGGTGGCATATGGTATAATTTCATCAACGAACTTACAGGCCTGTACCTGTATGAATCTTTCCAGTACCGTTTGTAAAGGTTTGTTTTTGGTGGTTGGCCTATCAATTGTAGGATCCATCTGTAAACCTACAATCAAATAATCACATTGAGTTTTTGCCTCTTTTAACATCATCACATGACCTGCATGAAACAAATCAAATGTGGAACAAGTAAATCCTATTCTCATAATCACTCCTCAATAAATTTTTCAAGTCCTTTTGGTTTCTTTATGGCATCTTTTTCTGCCTTCTTGGTTTTCCTGGCATCTTCATATGTTTCTATAAACTCGGCAATATTGTCATAAAGTTCAAACTGCCTTGTAGAACCATCTTCGGATTCCATCATTTCAAATTCATCCAGAATACCATACATCTCTGTGGCCTTATACTTGACGTATAGTTGTTTCTTTTCTTTTTGTATTCTTCGTAGAAAGGCAAAGTAAATTATTTGTGTAAAGTATGCAAATGGATTGGATGATTTGGTTGCATCAAAGTTTTCAAAGTACATAAGACAGTTCTCAATACCATCCGAAATCATTTCATCTCGGTAACTGTAGTTGATAAAATTTGGTTTGTGAGATAAACCTTCCGCAATCTTCATCCAGCATTCACCGATGTAGTTTGGTATCTTAGGTTTTGGTGTATTTTCTTTTTCGGCAATCGCACAAGATGCCTTGTAATCCGTTAAGGCCTTTAGAAAATCTTGATTATTAATATAATGTTTAGGTTTACTCATTCAAATGTACCATAAAAAGTTGTTGACAAAGGGCTTGACAAATGTTATATTTCGTATGTAGCCCCCATGATGTTTAGTGTAATTTTAAGTTCTTTGTATTATCCATTTCATCCATAGCACTTAAAACTTCCAGCATATATTCCTTTTCATCTTCTGTAGATGCGTTCTTCTTTTTCTCAAGTGAGTCATTTACTTTCTCCACGGTAGTGTGGAAATACTCCTTAAAGTCATCACTTGGTTCCATAACACAGAGAATATCTTCCCATTTAACAGAAGCACGATTCTCTTTTATCATGGCAATTGGAAGCCATTGTTGCATTACCAAATTCATGTTTCTTACTTCAAACATCATAGGTTCTTTGACCTCAACTACCTCATTATTCTGACTATCAAAATAACAAATAACATCAAGGCCATCTTTAAATCTAACAATCTTTACTTCATCCATTTTTAAGTCCTATGTTGTAGATTTTGAATGAAAACTTTTCTTCATTATATATCTTTACTCTTTCCACAAAATGTTTTAATGTAAAGTTCATATGTTTTTTATATCTCATATCATCTGCAATATCATACAGAGTAGCCATCTCTTTGCCTTCACTTTGTCTTAGTCCTCGTCCAATAGACTGGAGGTTTCGTACTCTACTTTTGCTAGGTGAAGCAAAAATAACGTTGTGCAAGTTCCGAATATTAATACCGGTACTGAAAGTACCAAAAGAAGCAACAACAATAGCATCATTTTCTATCTCCATAATTCTACGGACTTCCTCTCGGTCATCCGTGTCTACTTTACCATGTATAAAAAAGACCTTACGGCCATTCGCTTTTTCTAGTATATCATTATAAAGGATTTGACCATGTTTTTCAACCATTTGATATAATATAAGTGTATTCGTACCTAAACTAATTGCAAGATTTCTAATAAACCTATTTCTATTTTGATTTGAAATTAAATATTCTATTTCTTCTTGATACGTTGCATCTTTCATTCTTTCTACCACATCATCTGGATGCCTTAATACCAGACATTTAATTTGAAAGTCAGACAATTGTTTGTTGTCAATCAATTCTTTTGTGGTGATAACTTTTTCTACTGCACCAAATAGACCTTCAAGTACCAGTTTATGTGTTTTGGTTCCGTCTAAAGTACCAGTTAGGCCTATACGATATTTAGTTTTGGTTGCGGATGTGAGTATGGTTGTAAGTGATTGTGCTTTGAATAGATGTGCTTCATCACCAATTACATAATCAAACTGTTCAAAGTAACTTGATGGTAATTGATATAGTGATTGCCATGTAGAAATGATTAATGGCTTGTCAGATACTTTATCTTTGCCTTGATAGATTCTATGCACTGCATCTTCAACCAGAAAACCATTGTGTGATGAATAGTCTGCAAAGTCGGAATATAGTTGTTCCACCAAAGAAGTCGTAGGAACGATTATAAGGCCTTTTAGATTTTGAAAGTCTAGTAGTTGTCTAAACAGTAAATAAATGATTAGGGACTTACCTGATGCGGTTGGGGACAACAATAATGCTCTACGATGTTGCATCGCATGAATGAAAGCATTACGTTGATGGTCTCTGACCTGAATTGGCTTGCCTTGTGAGTGTAGATTTAAAGTCTCTACGAACTTATTGAAGTGATAAACAGAATATTCATCTTGTGTTTTTAAATCACCCCAATCAATAAAGTATTGGCGTTCATCCGCAAACTCTTGTAAGTAACTGGTAAGTCCAAGGTATAACTGTTGTGTCTGTAGGTTGAAAAGGCGTATCTTGCCGTCCCATATTTTGTTTCTAAACGCTGGAACAAACTGGTGACCAGGTACAAAGAATGTAAAGTATTCCGATAACTCTCTTGCAACATCTCGTTCACAAGTTATCTTGGCATACACCTCGTCTTTTTTAACAATAACAATATCACTGTCCATTAACAAACTTTTCCCATGATATAAAATCTCTTAACTGCCACGTTCTTTGTTTAAGTTCTGACATAATAGATTCAACAACTGATATGGCTTCTTCGTGGTATACTTTCTTTTCTAACAGTTTAATTAAATCACCGTCAGCTTCTAAGTATGTATTAATGTCAGATTTCAATGCAAACTGAAATGGTTCCCATCCATATTCATCCAATTCTTCTTTTGACATTTTACCAGTAAAGTATTCCCATTTAATCTTACGCATACGTAGATAATCAAAGTGTGCTTTCTTTGATGCAATTTTATGTTTGGTTAGTATGTTAAGATACTTACTGTGGAGAATAGGAATTCTCAGTAGTTCTTTGCTGGGTTCTGTTTGATCCATATTTGAATCTGTTTCCCAATATTTTAATATTTGTTCAAGATTTTCCATGATTATATAAAGTGGCAATAAAATTACATTATAACATTTTTGTGTTACATTGTCAAGTAAGTATATGATTCGTACCTAAAAGAAGCAGATACAGTTACAATATTATCCGCAGACATTTTGGTGTCAAGATTAATATCACCCATACTAACTGGAAACAAATTTCTAAATTGAATTCTTAATAAAGGATTATTCAAGTTTGACAATATGGTCAAAGTGGCATCAGAAAAATGTTCACTCCTTTGAAGCTCTTCTTTAACAGTTCTTTTTTCAAAACCATTTGGATCGGCAATTGAAATGAACCAATTATATAAGTTTTTCCATGTTTGTAGTTCTTCATCAACTATGAATTCAATATCAAGTAAACTATAATCTAATTTGGTACCAGGTGAGTACATGTCCAAGAAAGGTGTGGCACGAATAACTTCACCTAATTTTATAGATGGAACATTAACTGATTGACAAAAATATTGTACAGTTCCAATTCTATTGAAAATCAATAAGAACTTTGTGGGTTGTAATAGATTAGTATTTTCTGGACTTCTGGTCAATGCTGACATTAAATTCTCCTTTATCTACTATTTAGGAACTTAATTTAACGCATTTCCATCCTTTATGTTTACCTCTAGACATGTTGCCTTGGTCTAGATTGTTCTTTCTACAAAACTCTCTAAGGTTTACTATGTTCATAGTGATACCCTCAGGTGTAGTAATCAACCATGCAGCAGCCAATGTTTCCGTAACACGTTGTTTTTGATAATCTGATTGTTTAAAACCTATTCTAGACAATCTTAATTTTTCAACATCATATACACCGTTAGACCATCTTTCTTTGGCCTTCTGTCCTATTTTTTCTTTTGATAACTTGTTTAGATGTTTACCCAATCTATATCGTCTAATTTTTTCTTTAGTTTCTTCGGTCTTTGGTTTACTATTTGCAATAGATTGTATTTTTCGTATTAGTTCTTCTTTACCAATTTGACCCGATAAACCTTGCCACGCATAATAATCTTGGTATCTACCATGTTGTTCCCACAATTTTCTGTGTGATTCTGCGTGTTCTTCTATAGTGAGTTCTATTAAATTATCAGGGTCATCTGTTCCACCCATATGTCTCGGTATGATATGATGTTTGTGTTTCATTTTGTTCTAAGTATAAAATTTGATGTAAATAGAGATAAAAAGAAAGGGACCGAAGTCCCTTTCTGTAGTGCCACTCTTAACGGTGGCTCTTTCATCACATAAGGTTCTTAACCTGAAAAATGCGGTAGTACTGGTTAGAACGTGGTGTCAAACCGCCGTTACCAACGTTGATACCTTGTGCGAATGGGTTTGATACCATGCCGTAACGAGTCTTGAATCCAATTTTTGGTTGGAATGTATACTGGTCAACAGCACGAACCATTTGCAATGGTACGTATGGGCAATAGAACAAACCGGCATCGTATGGTGATGTACCTTTGTATCCAATTGTTACCAATTCTTGGTTAGATGTGTAACCACCAAAATATGGATCAATGTATACTTTGATACGGCCATGTAATAGACCAGCGAATGTATTGCCTGTATCGTCAACTTGTAGGTCAGCAGATAGAGCAGGTGTGTAAGAAAGAACACCAGCCATTGCCATAGCGGAAGCAACGTCAGATGATACAATCATCACGTTACCTTTACCTCTACGAGTTGCTTTTGCAATTACGTTTGCATCACGTTCAATTTGGAAAATCAAACCTTTGAAACGTTCAACAGACCAACGACCGTTTGAGTCAGTGTCTAAGTCGAATGTACCAGTAGTTGTTGTACCATATTGAGCACCTGCAACAGCAGACAAATAGATAGTACGAATAACTTCACGGTTGATTTCAGAAAGAATCTCTGTAGATAGAATGTTTGACAATTCTGTTTCAGCATCCAAACCATGGATTGCCTTCAAGTCTTGTGCAAGTTCTAGTGAGTATTCTGCCTTCAAAGCACGTGATTGAGCAGTTACAGTAACTTTCTCAATTGAGAATGCCATTTGGTTGAACGCATCTGTAACGTCATCTTTACCAAGACCTTCAGCCTTAGTTGTAGTCATTGCAATACCAGTTGTGAATGTGTTAGCAGTGAAGTCTGCTACTGGGTTAGAACCAGTGTCAGAGTTAAATGCATTACCACGGAAACCATATAGGTTTGTAGATGAGTTAGCGCCGGTAAACTGTGTGTTAGCTTCGTTGAAGAATGCTTCTGAACCAGTTTGTGAGTTGTACTTAGCACGCATTGCAAAGATAAGACCAGTAGGTCCTGTCATTGGCTGAACGCCAGCAACATCATAAGCAATCAAATTTGGAAGAGCACGGCGAACCAAGCTAATCAAAATTGGGTCATAGTTAGAAATACTAGAACCAGTTGCGTTGGCAGGTGTTGCTGAATATGTTGTTTCATTCAACGCTTGTGCATCTTGACGCATTGCTTGTTGTTGGTTTTCCAAAACAAGAGCTGTAACAGCACGCTTGTATGGGTCTTTAATGGATTCCAATTCTGGGTGGTTAAGAACCGGATCCCATTTTTGTTGTAGTTCTTCTGTTAGATACATGAGTGTTCTCCTTGTAGGTATCTTTTATTGGTAAACTTTATTTATTTAACCAATGATTTAGAGATTGATTGTGCGTATTGAGCAATTGCAGGATCAGTAGAAACAGTTTGTTTCTTTTCTTCTTCAACTGTAATTTCCTCATTTAGAGCAGCGATATCGGCAGATTTAACTTGGTTTTCAAAATAAGATTCTCTTAATGTAACCACTTTGTCCACAAATTCTTCCATTGTAGTAAAATCAACACTCTCTGCGAGTGATTTCATTTTTTCTACTTGGGTCTGCGTTAGGCCTTCACATACTGCATGTATAGCCTCTGATTTAGTTTTTTCGTTTAATTCTTTTTTAAGTTGAATTGCAGAATTGATTTGTTCATTCAAAGAAGCTTCAAGTTCTTCCACACGGGTTGTTAATTCTTCAACAACGTTAACTTTTTCTTCTGGAATGTCAATGTAATGTTCAACAAACAAATCTTTTAGACCGGCAATAAAGTCTTCCACTATTTCAGAACGTAGACCTTTTTCAACTGCCAATGCATTTTCTTTCATCCATTCTTCAGCCATATAGTTCATGTAGTCATCAACTTTGGTAGCCAAATCTTCCTTAATTTCTTCAACCGCTTCTTCAAATTGGATAACCAATTCATTTTGAATGTCTTCCAAAATAGATTCTGTACGAGACATAACGGCAGCTTCAAAAATTGTTGTAGCTTTAGAAACAAATTCTTCAGAAAGATTTTCGTTGCCCAATAGAGCATCCATATCTTCCTTCATCTTTTCTTTCATCTTTTCTTTTTTCATTGCTGCTTTAATCATTGCTTTGTCTTGAGCAGCATCTTCATGTCCTTCTTCTTTTTCTTCTTCAACAACTTCTTCATCAGATTCAACTTCTTCTGGTACATGCATTTGTGGTGCACCTGGATTTGGTTGCATTGTTGATTTTGCCAACTTAGCTTTGATACGGTCACGAATGCTATCGTATGAATTTTCTGAACCTTGGTGTCCGCCCATGTCGGAAGAACCTGTGTCGCCAGCTTTATCATTAGCTGGTTGTGAACCTAATTTTTTCATTGGTTCTTGGCCAACAGGTGGTGTTGCACCAGGCGGTTTAGCGGATGGTACACCTTTAGTGTAATCTGGTACTGGATCGTTAACATCGTTTGGTGAATCACCAATTTTGCCAACATCACCTTGAACAGATGCTTTTAGTTTTTCTGGTTTATCTTGGCCACCTCTTTTAGAAGAAACAGAAGAATCTAAATTCTCTTTTGCACCTTCATCTAATAGAATTGATTTAGCGGCGTCTGACAGATTAAATTTTGCCATTTTGAAAATCTCCTTGATTTTATATTGGATATTTATAATTAAAGTTTTTTGACAAATGATTCCCAAATACGTAGACTTACTTTTTCTATGTCTTTACGTGAAGCTTGCTTAATTTCTTGCTTAGCTTCTTCGTATTGATATTCAGTCCATACGCCATTGACCATCACCCATTCTTTGCCTTCCATGATACCTTGTACAAAAGCACCAGGTGCGGAAGGGTCTGCTACAATATCTGCCGCTGTGGCTAGATGGAAGTCTCCTTGAACAACGTTAATACCGTTTTCCATTTTTAGAGAACCCATACCTCTTGATGATACACCCAACTGTGCGCCACCCTCAATAAGGTTTCTTGCAATGTTACCCATTGGTGTTTCAAGAATTTTTGCTTTGCCTATCCAAGCATTTCCCTCTTGGCGTAAACCCACAATCAAGTGAGATACACGGTCAAGGTTAATAGATGGGGTGTCTGGATGTCCCAGTTCACCAAAGGCACGGTTTTTATTGATGTATTCTTCACTGTAACGTTTAACTTCATTACGCATCGTTTCTTCTTTATACATGCGTTTGTTTTTGTTAACAGACTCGGCGACAAGAAAAGGACCTTCAATATAAAGAGTCTTTTTACCATCTTTTTCTTCAGTCAAATAATTAACTGATTCTGTGATTTCTTTAATAAGTTTCATTTAGTTGCCTTATGGTTTTATATTATAAGGTGGATAATTGAATGCTGCTGGATCACTAAATTGACCACGTTGATAGTAAGCATTGTCTTTACGTAATTCTATAATAATAGTATAACTTGCGTTTGCTACTTGACCTCTTGTATTAATAGCTATATCACCGTTGTGTACTGTTGTGGCTGTGTTTGATACATTTGTATTTTTAATTGTAATCCAATTACCATTTCCATCATATTCGCCACTACCTTGCATGAATATTATTGGAGTGCCATCACTAGCTAATGTACTTTTTGTGTTTGCCCAATATAATTGAATGTCACCTGTGGCGGTATCACTGTCATACCAAAGGCGATGTATAGTTAAACCATAATAAGGTAATGTTGTATTTGCGGCTCCGCCTTGATTGTTTGCTACTAAGAAACCATTCGTAGCAATAGCACCAGACAATGAGTTTGCTGCAATTTTGGATATATTATTTTCTTGGCCGGTACCGTCAAATTCACCAGTCAATTTGATGATTGCATGTTGCGTATCGTCTTTTAATACTTGATATGAATATCTATTTGCCATTTTTTACCCTTAGTGTGTTATCGCTTCATCTTCAACTTCTGCTTCTTTTGGATTAGAAATTAAATTCAAAGCGACTTCTTGTTTTTTTGCTTCAATATGAGCCATCACTCTATCTTGTAGTGCTGCATACATAGCATCACGCATACCTGTGGCATTGTCTTGTGTGGCATAATCTATAATTGCTCTTGCGTTATCCATAATTTGTTCTCCTAATAAACTATTTATAATATACGTTTCAATTTGGTAAATGTTTCTTCTTTTTTAGGTGCTGCCTTAGCTGCCTTCATATCAAGACCTTGTTGATGTTCTGCGTTTGCTTGATCCATGTTCATTTGATTTTGTTGTTGTTGTGCCTGTGCATCTGTCTGTACTGATGCGGCCATTTGTTGAGAAGCAATATCATTTGTAACACCAACTGGTAATCCAAATCCTTCTTCTTTTTCTTTATTAATTTCAGTTTCCATTTCTTTAATTTCATCATCTGTTAAACGCAACACGTTCTGTTGAATCCATTTTTGTGAGAAGTAACGACCTGTGTATGGATCAACCGAAGCCAACAAAGACAAACGATTTGTCATCAACTCAGCTTCTTTTAATTCAGAAAAGTTGTTGTCTTTGATGAAGTCATAATGGATGTTTTCTTTAAACATTTCCCATTCTTCAGTGGTACAAATGCCCTTAAAGATACATTGAATACGCAAAGCTTGGTCAAATAGTTCTGAAAATTTATTACGCAGTCTGTCAACAAATTTGGCAAATTTTAATTCATCTCTAGTAATTTCAGATGAACGACCTAAAGAGAATGCTTGGCCTGATTCTAGTCTGGATACTGGTACACTTAATGCACCATATAATTTCTTTTGGAAGTACTTAACATCTTCCAATTCACCAAGGTTTTGACCACCTGGTAGTGTAGTAATCTCTGTGCCTTTACCACCTTCTCTACGTGGCAACCAAAAATCTTCCATCATAGATAAGAATTTACGGTCATCACGGACTTCACCAGTGTTTGCATCATAGACAAGTTTGTTTTTATACTTGACCATAATGTCACGGAGGTATTGTTCTGCCTTTAACTTTGGTAAATTACCAACGTCAATGTAAAAGATTCTACGTTCAGGTGCTCTTGAAATACGATAGATAACTGTTGCATCCTCAATCATACGTAACTGGTTCAATGGTTTGATTGCCTTGTGTAAGTATGATAGTACCACTGCACGGCGTGAATCCATAAGACCTGAAACAATTGATACAACAGAGTCAACAGTAATTCTTGTACCTACTGGACCATAGTTTGTAGATGAACCTGATACTACCTTGTCGTTATAGATGTAGTATTCATTTACGGTGGCCATCAACTCAACACCAGTACGTTCATCTTTGGTCTTTTTCATTTCACGTACTTTACGAATCTTACGTGGATCAATATATCTTAGTTCTTTAATACCAGCAGTAGGATCATCTTTGTCAATAATTACATGATAGTACAATCTACCATCAACATAGTACCTACGAAAAACATCTTGTGCCATTTTTTTATAATTTAACAAACGTAGAATAGTTTGAAATTCTTCTTTGATGGCTTTCTTAATTTTTTCTGGTTGCTTTAAATCATCCAAAACAATCTGAGTGGTATTACCATCATCGTCTTGTACGATAGCTTCATTAACAATATCATCAATTGCTGATTCAATTTCTGGTTGCATTGCCATTTCACGGTAACGAGATATGAGTTCTACCTCATTCTTTGCGGTACCATCTAAGTCAACATACGTACCATAATATGCAGCTGATGTTATTGTTAATGCGCCATCATCGGCGGCTGGTGGCGTAAATGATTGCTGAGTCGCCTTTTGCTGCTCAGTTTCATCACGGGATATTGTAAATCCAAAAAGTGAAAACTTGTTTGTGTTCTGTGCCATATTTTTTAATTAATTCCAAAGTCAATAAAACATAAAGGAGGGCCCAAGGCCCTCCACATAAAAATCAAGAAGTTGTATCTGTTTCCCAATGTTGATAAGCAAATGTGACTGAATATTCTTCAATCGAATCATTTGAACCCCAATCTAAATCAATCGGCGCCAAATCAATTGGAAACACTCCAACAAAATTATATTTTTTCAATTCGTTGCCTGTTTTGCCGTATTGTGTTACTTGAGCATCAACAGTGTAAGAAGTATTATTTAATGCAGCGCCATTACGGATGTTACCCGCATTGCTGTTAATAGAATTCATCCATACTTCAACAGCGTTTCTGATTGAAAAATCTTCATCATTAATAATCGTTAATGACCAGTCTGCAAATGTTCTATTACCTGCAAATTTCATTTCACGACCAAAGTAATAAACTGGTACTGTACCAATTGTTGAACCAGGCAACTGTGCTGTTTTAGCCATAAAAGTTACTTTTTGGCCAGCGGTTTGGCCGCCCGCTACAATTGCTGGAAATATTAAAGAGACAGAGAACAGGTTAGGACGGGCACCGTCTCCAACCATATTTGCTCTAAATTCTGCTACATTAAATGCCATTGTTTTCTCCTGTTATCGTTTTTATTTATTACACTACACCAACAACTGTTGTGAAGTCAACGCCAGTTGCAACAGCAACAAAGTTCAATTGAATAAAGTTGATTGAACGAGCAGGTTTAATATAAATGTCACCAACAAACTGATTAGAATCAATGACTTGTTGTGTGTTATTTGTACTGTCACAAACAACCTTGAAGTCTGTGATACCACGGCGACCTTGAATGTCACGTAGGAAAGGAGTTACAAGTGCAACAAATTGTGCTCTAGTAAATTCGTCATTCAATTCAAACAATGAAAACTTGGCAGCTGTGGAGATTGATTTTTCTAGTACAATAAACAATCTACGAACATTAATTCTGTCAAATGCTGATGGTTTTGATTGTAATGTTTTGTCGCCAAACAAAACTGTGCCTTGGCCAGGGAAAGATACAACTGGATTAACACCAGCAGCATACAATACATCACGGAAAGTTTTGTTAGGATTCCATGCTAATCTAACACAGTTCTTAATTGCACCACGATTGAAACCTGCAGGTGAGAACCATGGATCTCTAATTGTGTCTGTATATACACATAAACCAGCAATATCGGCATTCAAAGGAATCCAACGATATGTGTTATTGTATTTGTCGTATTGGTATTTCCAACCAGAATCTGCCACAACATAAGAAGAACTTCTTGACAATGAAGTTAACCAAGTTGTAATGTTTGTTGATTCGCTTCCCGCTTGGTTGACAACACTTGTTTTTGGAGGTGAAATGAAAGCAACACAATCCATTCTAGAATTAACAATATTGTCAATTACATATTGTTGGTTTGTAATACTAGAATCACCGGTCAATACCAATGAAATGTCAACAGTTTCTTTATTTTTAAATAAATCCCAACCAGTTTGTAGTCTACCATCGTTTGGAACTTCATCTGAACCAGAAGCCAATGTAATCAATTGATTTGTTGCATTAGCAAATGCTGTGTTTGCTGCAACAGTGCCCCATGTAGCTACGGTTGTACCATAACTTACAGGATCCATTGCAAAAATGTATTGTGAGTTATTAAAAATTACTTGTTTGTAATAGTTGGATTCACCATTAACACTTGCGTCATAAGCTTTTGATACGAATGGGAAAGTTTCTAGGACTGTATTTGCTGTACCAGAGAACAAACCTTTTGTGTCAATAACGGCAATATGCATCTCATCACTATTACCATTAACAGCAGAAGTATATGATGAAGTGCCTGGAGCGCTAGTGAAATAACCACTGTAAGCCCAAGAACTAAATTGAGAAGTGCTTGAACACACAGCAACAGTCAAAGAATTGCCTATTGCACCTGGATATCTAGCAACAAACGGACCATAAACGTTTCCGTTATTTTGATTCAAATAAGTATATTCGTAATCATCTTTGTTCTTTACTTGGATTGTAGATGTATTAGATGTTGAATTGTAAGAATTTGCACCTACACCACGTACAACTTGAAGATTATTTCCATAAGATAAAAAGTTTGATGCAGTGAAAAAAGAAATGAATGAATTAGAATCTGGACCTTCTGGTGCAAATCTGCCTTTTAACGTTATTTCGCTGTCTATTGTAATTATTTTATTTACTGGACCCCATTTAAAGGTTCCAACAAAAGCACCGGTCGTAGATAGTACTGAAGGAACGACTGTTGTTAAGTCAATTTCAGATACATTAACGCCTGGAGAGATTTGAAATGCCATTTTATTCTCCTTGAATTATGATGTGTTTTCTTTGGTAATAAAGAATACCATAGTGATATTTATGAAAGCTCATATTTACATTCTTCGATGGAAGTCTTTGAAGTATTCGGAATATGTTTCCCTACCATCAGCAACTTCCCAGATATCACCACCTACCATTTCAAAATCATGTTCCAGTCCATCTTCTATGATAGGTGCCGGAAGAACATCATCATCCATTTGATTCATATTTTCTAATTGAATTTGTTTACGAATATCGTGATTGACAATTTCTTTGAAGTATTGTTGGGTAGTTACCCAAGAGAATATAACCAAAGACATTACCATATCGTCATTGGCACCTTGTTCAGCTGAAAAAGAATTCTTTTGCTGAATAAAAGTTGTCAATTCAGAATATGTATCAAAATCGCTAATTAGAAGTTTATCTCCTTCAATTAAAGTTTTGAGATTAGAACAACCAATGGCCTTAACCTGAGGTGACATTTTCAGTCCCATTTGAATACCACGGGCAAAACCAGCAGACAACTGTTGTGGTTTTTTATTGCCAGTAAAAATTTTCCATAAGTTTTCATACTCAAAATCGGTATGTAATGAATCGGCAACCTGTGGATTGTTATTAATCTCTACCAAAATGTATGCATCGTTGTAATATCTGGCCGTATTATAGATGACAGTTGGAAAAAGAATAGGTGTAATTGACGAACTCTTATAGGTTGCTACCTGTTTATATGGAGTCTGTGAGATATCAACCACAGAAAAAGCAGAACAGTCTAGGTTTTTACCTTCAGAAACGTCTACAGTTATACAATATAAGTGGTCAGATTTGGCTTCATTATGACCTTCTTTGACCGGATGTTCATAGATTTTTAATAAATCATGCTGGTCAACAGGGTCTTTGTATACTAAACTTTGTAATTTATAACCAGATATCAATGTATTTGATGAACCTAAAAACTCAGTTTCAAATTCTTGTGAGAACTGACGTTGAGAGGTGTTGCGGATTGTTTCTTCTTTCCACTTTTCATCACGGCCAGGTACCATAGACCAGTGAATCTCAAAGTTGACATAGTTATTTTTCTTGTTCAAAGAATCCATCCACAGTTTGTAGAACAGATTCATACCATTCGGAGTGGAAACAATAATAATCTTTGTCTTTTTACCAGATGAAATTACAGGGTAAACAGAGTTAAAGAATTCTTCCGCAATATTTGTTGGAACGAAAGCGAATTCATCTAAGAATACAATGTTAAAAGAACCACCACGAATGGCGGAACTAGATGTGGATGCAGCGATAATCTTAGATCCGTTCTCTAGTTCTACATTACCTTTGTTCCAGGTAACCACGCCTTGTTGAAGCCACATTGGTAGGTTTTCATATGCCAGTTGGTATTTTGCTAGAATGTCACGAGCAAGTTGACCTTTGTTGGCCAGAACGGCACAGTTTTGTTGGTCTGTAAAGATGGTTGCCCATAACATATAGGCCACTGTTGTGGTAGTTTTACCAACCTGACGAGGACATTTAGTGATAACAAAACGATTGTTTGCAAAGAGCTTCAACATCTGCTCTTGAAACTTCCACATTTTAAAGTTGATTAGACCTTCATCAACGTTAACAATTTTTATATAATTTTTGGCAAAATAGATTGGGTCTTTAGAACACTTGATGTATTCTGCAACCTGTTCTTCGGTGTACTCTACCTTGACGCCTACTTTTTTTAATAATATATTATCACGATAAGATTCTTTATTATCTAGCATTCTTATTCCAATTCATAAAATTACCCAAAGACATTTCTTTTTTATCTTTAATTCTACAAACAACTTTTGGTTTTGGTTTTCTTAATTTTTGTTTATGTTCTTCAGTTTTTGGTTTTCTAAATTTATTTTTAATTTCTTCGGCTTTTTCTTTTCCATGTAAATCTTCATATGAACGTCCTATTAAAGCCATTCTTTTTTTCTTTTTTGTTTCTTCTGTATGTTTTTTACCAAAATGCGGCGACAATTCTCCTTTTTTACCATACATTGGATTTTTATCACCAGTTTTACCATACATAAAATTATTTTTACCTTTGTTAGATAAAGATTGGGATAATTTTGTTGCTTCAGCACAATCAATTTGTTTTGACAATGATTTCCATGCAACTTCGTCTTGCCAACGACCATACTTTTCATATAAAATACGGTGTGCCTCGGCGTGTTCTTCTATTGTGAGTTTGATTAAGTTTGATTTTTCATTTGTTCCACCTGCATGTCGTGGAATAATATGGTGTTTGTGATAAATAGTCATGCTGACATTCCTTTCTAATGTTAGAGTATGTGCGGAGTTCCAGTCCGGCGACATACACCTATTTATCATTTTTGTGATTCAAAAATTTATTCAACTCGGCAGTAGAACCAACAAAGATGGCCTTATCAATCTTGGTGTCACCTTCTTTTTTCTTATCCATATCTCTCATGGTTTTTTGAATGTTTAAAAGTTCTTTGTTGGCATCTACCATATTTTTTAGTAAAGTTCCATATACTTCAAATGCTCTTGGGTGTTGACCTGCTTTGGCAATATTTAATATTTCTTCCATGGCTTCTTTACCTTGGTCAATTATTTCTTGCAAGTTTTCTTTTGACTGTTGGTAGGCATCAGTCAAGTCTTGTTTTACATCTGGTTCATTATATTTTACTGCAACGATTTCAGAAGGCTTTTTCTTTTCTTCTTCAATTGGTGTCACATCAAATATTTGTTCCATATTCTTGTCAAAGGTATTCATAGTTTTATGGGTATTCTTTAATTACCGTGTTAGCTGTATAGAGAGAAGTTGCATTTGCAGTTGATGGATTTGGAGTAATATCAATCTGAACAAATTTCTTAGGTGTAATATTATAAGAAGTAAACTTATAATTTGCTCTGGTGTTTACACCGTATATAGGTTGTGTTGACGTAAAGTCACCATTGATATTATCTAAATGTAATATGTTATTTTTCCAAAGTACAACTCTGGCTGTTGCAGTTGCTGTTTGTGTTGTATAACCTTGATATACTGTTTCGCCAAGTTGATAACTACCAATACCTGATGCAGAATTCATAGTAAACTCAACCACATCTCCATCAGAAATTTGATTGTATATTGATGTGATAGAACGAGTAATAAGATTTGTACTTGTTGATTTACCAAAAATATAACCTTTGACTGTAAAGTTCAAAGTCCAAATAATCATTCTTGGATCTTTTTCACGATTGCCTTCATAAGTTATATCAGAAGTACAACTATTTAATATGACAGGTATTTCTTTAATGATTCCCATTTCTGGAACCATATTCAATTTGATAGTGTAATCTGGTGTAAAGTATGGTATAATATGTTCTAGTACTTGTGTACCATCTTCAATGTTACGAACATACAAATAAAGATTAAAATCAAAATTATATGGAACAGGATTATATTGTGCTTTTATACCACTTGATGTTGACGCAACATTCTTAATGTTTGTGTTTTGTTTTCTGGATACATCGTATGTAAGTCCTGTCATTTCAAAAGACAATCTAGGCAAAGTCATTTGAACTTTTTTGTCTAATGCCAAATCTTCCTCAAGTCTCATTACATATGATTCTTTGGTTGCATAAGCAATAGGTACTAAAAATCTTTCTGATTCTGTTAAATCAGGATTATATCTAACCATTATAATATCATTGAATAAGTTACCAAAACCTACTACAAGTTTTCTAATAGTTCTATTGTAATATGGTGTTGACATTAGATACTTCCAAACGGATTAATTTCAGAGAAGTCTATAATTGTATTGGCTTCACCAAAGATATGTTGATTGTCATATACTTCATTTCTACTAGCATCTGCCAACGGATCAAAAGTGGTTAATGTGTGTCTTGCATTACTTGAAATACCAATAACCAATCTATTATTAACAAACTCACCAGTAATATTAGAAACACTTAGTGTATTGGATGTATTACTCCAGTGTTGTACTGTGGCAGTAACAATTGCATTAGCATACGTATTATCATTTGATTGATATACAATTTCTTTTTGTATATAATTATTTGCACCTCTAGTAAGTGTCAAATCAATTGTATACGCTGATTGTGTGGCCACATCATCAATATCAAACACACCGGTGTCAATGCGTTCTTGTGAGTATTTGAATTTCTCCATTTCAAGTTCGTAGTAATATGGTATTTTACGACCTAACATGAAGAAGTCTTTGGTCTGATTGACAAATTTAATCTCAAACAATTCACCAGTACCATTTAAAAACGGCACATAAATTAAATCACCTTCTCTTGGTCTGGTGAATAATGCTTGTGGTACTCGTTGAGAGAAAGACCTTTTAGAGATAATAACATTAATGTTATTTTTAATCTCAAGGCCAAACTTAGAAAAGAATTCTCTTTCACCACCATATTCCATAGAACTTGATAGATAGAATTCTACTGGAAAGGCTGAACTAAATTTCTTAACCGGATCTTCACCGTAAAGAATGTCTCGGTCTTCCTCATTAAATATAGGGCAATAGTATGCGTCAAAACCCATAATTTTTATGGACTCTGTTATGAGGTCCTCTACTACCCGTTGTTCGGCTAGTGAGTTGTAGTTGTTAAAATATTGGCTGGTCGCAATCTTAGGTGCCTACCTTTCTTCTCTCATCCCACCATAATTTCATTCTTTCTGAATGAGCTTTTTGTCTCATAGGATCATTTCTATATTTTTCTGCACTAATTTTGCCGGCATTACTTGCAAGTTTTGATGTATCATTATTTAACATTCTACTTGTTCTGGATTTTTCAATGTGCTCTTTGGATAGTTTTTTACCTTTTAAAAGATTTCTTAAAACTTCATTATGTTCTTCACTATTCTTTGAATTTTTTCTGCCATTATGTAATGCTTCTGCATGTTCTTTGGATATTTTTCTTCCTCTTTTGGCCGCTGCCATCTTTTCTCTGGTTTCTGGTGAAGGAATTCTTCCTTTATTCATGTTTTTGTGTATCTCATGAATAATTTCTTCTTTACCAATATGGCCAGATAAAGCTTTCCATGCTACATTATCCTGCCAATTACCATATTTTTCCCACAACAATCTATGAGCTTCCGCATGTTCTTCAACGGTAAGTTCAATCAAATTGGATGAATCATCTGTTCCACCCATATGTTTTGGAATTATATGGTGTTTATGTTTCATATTAGTTCATAAACATTTCAAGCGGGGCGCCGTACTTATCACCAATCTCAGCATGTAGAACATTGATTTCATCAGTGGCTTCTTGGTAAATCTTATCACCATTTAATGTAACACCACCTGGTAATTGAATACCATTAAACTTTTTAAGGTTGTTACCCCAAGAACGTTTGATTAATGCAGTGGCATATTCTTTTAACCAACGGTCATTCCATGCCTGTGTATAGATGGCAGGATCAATCGTTGCATAACACTCAGCAACAACTACTGTGCCTGCTGGTGCTTGTGATGAACCCCAAGCCCAATCAATATACAATCTTTGTGTATGTCTTTGAAATCTGATTGGTACTTCACCAGTAAATTGTTGTTCTAACATTCTCAAATGTTGTTGT